AGTCTTTGCACGTAATTTGGCTTCCTCAAGAGCTTCGTTTGATGGTTCACACATGTTTATATTGACACCAACGCCTCGCCATTTTTGGAGATCACCGCCAAACCCACAACCCACATCGAGAATACTGTCACCTTTTTTTGCACATTTCTCGATGAGTCTGCGCTTCTCGTCATTGTGAAGTTTACGAAGTTCTTCCATGATATTAAATCAATTGAAAACTTTAAACCACTTAGGCTGACTAAATGTATTTAAAGTTTTTGGTATATGTAAATATATAATGTCTCTCGAACAAGACTATACTACCGTACCTGGGCAGGTGTTTGCGTGCCTATCCGTCGTAGGACCAGAATCTCCCCAAAAGAATGACAAGTTCGGTATTAAGATCAGGGGTGCGTTTGCTACACGAGATGAGGCTGCGAATCACGCGAAACGTCTTCAAAAAGAAGATTCAACCTTCGATATCTACGTGGTCGATATGTATAAATGGTTACTTATCCCACCCGACCCGTCAAAAATTGAAGACGCGCATTATACCAACGAAAAGCTCGAGACGTTGATGACTGGATACAGAGAGAATCAGGCTATGGCCGCGAAGATGTTTTCCGAACGTAAACGAGACATGATCAGTACGTCAGTCGGGGGTGAAAACTCATTCATTAAACCCGGTGACGAGAATTCCCAGTTCTATTCCAAACCAGATGAGGCCCCTATTTCACACCCAGCCGATATCATCGAACGTTTACAAAAGGATAAACCTGACGCTCCAATGGAAGAACTCGTAAAGGAGGCTGACGCGATTGTAGCCATCGAGATTGAAGAACGACGCAAGAAACGCGAGGAAGAGGACAAGGCTGCGAGGACAATTGAAGAGGGAGAAGAAGAAGAGGCTTAGATATATTCATAATTTTTAATACACACTTTTAATTTATAAAAATAAATATATTCATATTTATAAATTAAAATACTTTGATTATAAAAAAATAATTATTTATAGTATGAATTATAAACTTGTTGGATTTATAATCATTTTAATTATTATTTTTTCAATAATAGTATTAGTAACGTTAGGTGGTGAAGATACTACAATTTCTACTGTCACGGCCACAGATGTATTAAACGATAATTTAAAAGATCCCGTTATCGTGAGTAGAGCGTATTTTACTGGTTCATTAGATGGTCCTACTGGTTCATTTAAGGGGTACCCATCAAGCTGGTCGGAGGATAACCGGCTGCATAGTTTTTCCCATAAAAAATCCTAAAATAAACGCCACGAATATCACGATATATGCCGTTTTATCAAGATTTGAAAAAAAATCTATATTTTGTGGTGGCGAATTAAATTGTGGGGGTGGGGGTGGGTGTTGATAATAGTATGACGGGTCGAGCATCGATGCGTTTATTTCATCACCGTCTTCCCTTTCGTCGTTATTATTGTCTCTATCGGGGATAGTAGGTGTATATTCAATCGGATTACCTAATTCAGTTTCCATATCTATATTAAGTAACTCATTTTTTTAAGCATTATCTTCCTCATCACTATCAATAGCATCAGGTACTACAAAATCTTTGAGATCACCATTTTCGTCAACTTCGTCATCATCGTCGCCACTAAAATCTTCTTCTTCACTCTCACTCGTATCAGTGTCACTCGCAACGTACGATCCGTCGTATTCGTCTTCTAAGAAGTCATCTTCTGGTATCTCTTTAGGTTCGTACGAAGCAGGCTTTTTAGAGACGCGCCCTAAACGGGTTTTGGTTAAAGTACTCATATATTCTGTAAAGCCTCTAATCTTTTAAATGTATTTAGGTTTAAAGTTTAAATCTCTATTAATAGCCTCATTCATCAAAACATTTTCAAATTCATATCCAAGTCGTTGACCGAGGTAAGCAAGTTTATCCTGGACATCTGTATCTATGGGTGACATATACATAGGAATATCATTGAGTGTTTGTATAGCCTGATGTAACATCTGCTGCGATTCTTTTACGTGCTCGCGTTTCTTTTTCGCGAGTTGAATAGTGGCGAAAAATGAACTGTATATTTCTTCATTTATCCCTGAATATACATGTGTTTCCTTTATGATATCGTCAACTGCGTTCATCGACGTATCCACACTCGTTACCTGCGAGATGATAAACATAAAAATTATGATGAACAAAAGTGTGACCATCTATAATATCTTTGTGATTTTATCTGTAAGCATATGTTTGCGTCCTTTGCAACATGTTCGCTCAATTTCGTTTTTCGTAATTTTCATTTTAATATTCGGGGCACAACAATCCACACATGAATAATCTGTGAATACTGTATATGTCTTACCCTTTTTAGTCATACTCTTCACCTTTGCAGGTGCATCTTTTATCATATGTTTATTGATAAACGTACACAGTAACGGAACCGGGTCATCTACGTGTGGTTCAATTTTCGGTTTGAACGTAGATGGTTTGGTAATGTACCCACCCGTGTACATTTTATTGTATATTTTATCAGGTAAAAAATGCTTTCTCCCCGCAAAGTCTTTGCAAAACCCAAACTTTCGACCCCGGTTCGTTTCACATAAACAAAAACATTTCTGCATTATGACATTCCCCTGAATCATAAACCATACATGATTCGATGCATGTGTACGTCCCAAATTTTCACAATACTTGGAATTCGTAGAGACTAAATAAATATTTTCTTTTTTAAATACTTTTGTCACTTCAGAATTTGATTGTCCATTTAAATGTTTTTGAATAAAATTTTGAATGTACCCTATAGTCTCTTCATCTGAAAACACATCTATCATATCTTTATGGGTAAACGAACCCTCTTCACGTTTAGATCCTTCTATGACGATATGGTTTGTGTTTTGAGTTCGTATAGTGGTCATGTGTAGGATCTCAACATTCGGTTTTGCTTGGAATATATCAGTGAGGTTCGATTTAACAGAATTATACATGAAGACTGGTAAGTAAAACCCCCGTGTCACTCGTCCTATGTTATTACAAGATTCGCAACCACGTCCTTCGCATGGTTCATGTTTGTCACGCTTATGAGACCATGGCATTCGAAATCCACTCCCTCTCACGTTACGCTTACCATTACCGTAAACCGATGTATCAATTATATCCTTCCAGCTTTTAGTGGGAAACATAAGTGATAGCGCTGACACTATATGTGAATGCAAAGCCATAGCGGAGCCGCAATCGACGACAAAATCCTGCCAGTTGATGTGGATACCATGTTTGATGAGACCACCCACGGGTCTTGGTTCTGCGACTGATACGATTGCGTTTTTACCACCTAAAAATGAAACACGATCACATATGATTCGTACAATTTCTTTCAGACGATCAAATGGTATTTCTTCTTCATCTTTGTAGTCCATATCCACAAAAAAATTAAACGTTTCCGTCTTTTGTTCGACGACGTAAATCTTTTCGTCTGCATTTACGGCTCGTACGTATTCTTCATAAAATTCATTCAATTTATCAAATGGGACAGATAGTTTACCGCCATCCATTAGCACATGTGATAAATTGGAGTTGTTGTAAAAACCTTGTCGGCGACACCACGACTTGAACATGTTTACTTATATTATACTATGTTTATTTTTTTAATATTCTTCATGCCATATAGATCGACGGCATGAAATGTCTAAATATTCTTCGCCCGATTCAGATAATTCTTTCTTAAGCACGAGAAGTTCGTACACAGTTTTTTCTTTTATATCTTCTACGTAATTATCAGCTTCATCAATTGTATAAGACTTTATAGTCATAAGAATATCCTTGATCTGCATTAAAATATAACTCTTTGATTTCATTCTTTAATATAAAAGGATTTTCTATCCCGTGAGGACACGCATTTATAAAAATCATTGTTCTGAATGATATTCTGAATTATTCTATCCCATCTATGCCTTGAATTAAATTCCGGAAGTGTATCGAAACTCATATAATCGTTTTCATCATATGCTCGCTTTACATGTATCTTCTTCGTGTACATCTTATACTTCTCTTCATTGAAACGTCTAATTAGTTCATTCTGTTGCTGCCTCGTATAATCTACAAAGAGTATAAAGACTGTATATTCGAGTTCGACGTTTTCACTTTCCTGTACGTTGAATGTGAAAGATGTATATTCTCCATTCTTGAGTGAAATGACACCCCTCGTCTCTTCTCGTAATTCACGTAGAGCACAACGGAGTGGATAGAATATCTCTCTTCGTTTACAACCACCCGTGACAAATATCCACTCTTTAAATCTCTTATCTCTAACGGTTAAAAACCTTGGTATATTTTCTGTGAAAGACACAGGTATAGCGATGGCCTTGTATTTCTTCATGGCTTATTGCATTCTATATTTTACTGATACTATTATATGGAACTCACTGCGCAGTGTTCGCCACGGGTTGAATGGCGTTCATTTGCGACGTTTGAGTGACTGAATTTTCCTGTACTCTGGGGGCGACCTCTTCTTCATCTTCTTCATCTTCATACTCACCGTCGTCTGTGGAATATATGTACGAATCGTGCTTATCAACGAGATTCTTCATCTCATATAGATCATTCTTAGTTTTACCAAATTCCCTGTACATATACAAAGTCGCTGCGATGCATACGACGACCGCTGCAATAATGGCTGTATCTCTATCCAAAGAAAACATCTTATATGATAATTACAAACCTTTTTTTTAAGTAGATATAACTGCACCTAAATAATTTGTTTTATTCTGTGGACAGTCGTATCCACTTTGTCCAAATTGGACTTCGTTATAATGCCCATCTTTACAAGGTGCTGGCCCAACTGGAATGTACTTCTCAAGTGTTCTAGATTTTGGGTCATATGTAATTATAAAGATGAACGCTAATGCGAATAGCAAAAACCACATGGTAATATATACGGGGATTTAATTGGAGTACATGAGACCACCCATACCATTTTCAATGCGAAGAATGTTATAGTTCACCGCGTACATGTCACTGTCAAACGCGCCGATATCAGTCACGAGACGAGCCGAATCGATACGACTGAAATTCAATGTACCGGTAGGCTGAAGCTTAGACGTGTCAATGCAGAAAGGGTAGAGGAAGTTTTCAGAGTTGGTCGCCTTGAGGGTTGAGAAAGGCGTGGCGTAGTAAAGCGACGCGGACGTGTAATGGGGCTTCGCGGACTTGGCGTCACCGACATCGGTACCGTTAATTTGAAGCTTGACCTTACCGTCTGCGAACCCAATCGCGGTATCCTTCCGGGTCGCGAGGAACTTGATGGGGTGGTTATAGTTAAGCTCTTGGATGGTGGCACCAGAAGCGATAGACATTTGAGTCTGGGTGATGAGCATGTTATGGGGAGTCGAGGCAATCGTTGACCTTTCGTCGGTGTCAAGATAGATGAACTGCGCATGTACTTCATAGTCTGACTGACTGACCGAACCCCATGAAATACGAAGCTCGACATCGTGGTACTGGAGCGCCACGAGAGGAAGTGCGGACTGTGCATTCTCACAAAAGGAGAATCGAAGAGGGTAGAATTGGGTATCGTTCGCGCCATCACCCGCAGCCGCGGACGACTTAGAATACGACTGTGAAAGCATAACCGGTGCGATGTCTTGAGAAAATTCGGAAGTTTGCGTGTCAATGACCTGACCACCGATCAAAAGTTCAACCTTTTTGATTTGAAGCTTCCACGCTGCACGAGACAAAGTTTGGGGCGCGCGATTGGAAATGTATACGTATCCAACGAGATCACCCTTGCGCTCGAAGCGTACGGTGGACATACCATTGGTAGATGGGTTACCCTGGATAACCTGCTTTTCAACAGTTTGTGCAAAGTTAGTGTGACGTCTGTACGACGAACGGAAAAAAGACACCTCTGGCTTACCCACAATATGAGCGTCCTGAGCGCCAATGGCGACGAGTTGGGCAATACCACCAGACATTTTATATTATACTACGTTTTTTTTTAAGCATTATAATAAGGAAATTTTTGCATTGATCGACTCCGTTAGGAGGAGTGATAGAATACCAAGCATCGCGAGTCGGCCGTTCAGAAGTTCCGTTTCGGGTTTCCACGGACCCTGGACATACCCTTCATCACCGGGGTTAGCAGCAGTCCCGAGGAACGTGAGCGCGGTCACGGCAACCGTAAGACCGATATGTTACTGGAACTGTGTATTGAGGGAGTGGTCGGTCACGAGTTCGTCGACGAGCGCCGACGTGAGCCCGATCATGGCAGCCCGACCATTAACGCGTTCCGCCATAGACAGGAAATCGTTCGGGCGATCAATCTTCGTGAGAGGCGTTCCTTTGGACGCGTGCGTTTTAATCGATCTGGATCTGGATCTGGGTCTGGACTTGGGGATGACGGTAACGATGGGTTTGAGGGCGGCAATGCAGGACATTTGTATCTTTTATACGTGGCAGATCTTTAAGTTAATAATCTCTTGACACGTGTAAATAAATTCGGTCTGTTATGATTTATTGTGATGTATAATATCACGCGATCTTGCTTTGACCCATTCGTGGCCGAATGTGGATATCTATTATCCATGGTAAACCCCTTACCATTCATCTCGTAACATATCCCGTTTTTGGCGTGCCATAAATAACAATTCTTCGGACATTTTATACCGAGATGGTATGTGCATTTATACGTATCATCGTCATCTTCGGTATCCACGTGGACCGATAACCCAGAACCACCTGTGAATACTGAAAACCCGGCGTACTGTATGGTTTCATCTAAACTTTCTAATAGGGATACGGTCTGGGGACACCATTTAGCCCCGGGAGCATATTTGTCGTCGCGCAATAGAAGCCATTTATAAAATCCACTGGCAACATCATCATCTACCCATGTAGAATGCGTATACTTCGGTAATGTTTCGAACTCCGAACGAATCACTCTCCAGTGTTTATTGAGTTCGTGAATTTTCATACTGTTAATTATTGATATTTTTTATTCGGTCCTATTTCGTGTATGAAATTAAGGTTGGTCGAGTTCGATTATGGATTCATTTATCCGTTTCATTATTAGTAACGATACTGAAAAAAGGCAAGCCGAAGTATTTGCGACGATCATCGGGACGATCATATAGTACATAGAATATATGAGCCCGAGGGTACTCGCGAGCATGTTGATATTTAAAAACATATAATTGAGTGCACGAGTATCTTTAGTCTTATACACATGCACAATTTGTGGCACGAACATGACCGTGATCAATATAGAGCTCACGAGTCCGATGATATCGATAATATATTCCATACTTATTTACATGTATTTATCCATACTTAGGATCAAAATTATTAAGTATACAGTGAATAAACAATGGGGTGGTTTCGTGTGGGGAACAATACACGAAGTCGCCATAGGTTATCCAGAAATCCCAACTGAAACTGATAAAGAAGAATATAAACAGTTTTACGATCTCATCATGAAGAGACGCATCTGGGCTGACTGTGTTTATACCAACCCTGTTATTTTCGGTATCGACGAATAAATGCGACGACCCAACCTGTAGGTTACTCGCGATATCGACCTTCCCTGAAAATATATGGCTTGTCGTCGCGACCATTATAATAGCTTAGATAAAATGTACTGCATTTTATGTGAGGTAATGATTATTCCGGGATGAGATTAAATTGTGCTACATGTGGGAGATACCCACCAACAGGTTTAGGGTTATGTAATAGTAATCGAAAATCCATCCCAGGGTTGAGTCTTCGTGTGAGAGAATTCAACACTTGTCACAGTAACTGGCATGGGAATATACCACGAAACAACAGCTTGAGCATTAAATATATTCGCAGCTGTAACGTAATTATACCCACCCACTGGCTTATATCTATTGTTAAACGTGTTATTTTCAGAACGATTAACCGAACCCTGTACAGCTGATACATGGTTACCCCAAAACCTAATTTGTGAATATCCGGTATACTGAGAATCATAAACTTTCATTGTGACCTGATCATTAGGGTGTACATCAATACCCCGGACACTATTCTGAGCTGTAGAACTCACTTGGGGTCCGATAGGTCCGGCAATATTTATCGTATATGAAGTATTAGTCGTTGTATAACTGAGAGGTGATGGATTAATGGTAGACGTGATGCTTGTAGTAACGGATGCCGCTAATACCAACGATGGTGTTTTATTATTAAACGCTAGTAAATTAATAGCACCCGAAGCGGGTGCTGACCCACCACCACTGAAAGTTTCTCCGTATAATTCTTTGAGGCTGTGAGGTGCCGTACCACCGAACAATGTCGAAACGGCGTTTAAGCTCGTCATTTATATTAACCGATTTTTTCTTTTAATTCTTTGATAGCCTCTACGAGTAACCCGATGACGTTCCCGTATGCGAGAGAGTAACTTGTCTCTTCTGAACCGTGTACGACTTCGGGGAGAACCTCTAGGACCTCTTGTGCGATGAGGCCCGTGGACGGTTTATCGTTCATCATGTACGTGTACCCTCCGATGGCACACACCTTATCGAGTGCGTTCTCGATGCGTTTGATATCTGTTTTGAGACGTCTGTCGGAAGATGCTGTGACATCACCGGTTGCGTAAATGTCACCAGCTACATGTAATTTATATGTAGGACTCGTCGTCCCGATGCCGACGTTGCCTGCATCTGTAATACGTAATCTTTCTACAGTGGCATCGTAGCTTGCCTGATTGGGTGCAACTGTAAAAAAGGCGAGATCCGTCGATTGAATAAGATGCCGAGCATTGGGGGACGAATAGGTCTGCTTATTTATGCCACATATTTTCGCTCCAATTTTATCTGTTTGTGCATCACGCCAGGTACTAAATAAAATCTGATTTCTTGAACGTTCTAATCCAGATGTCGTCGTATTCGCAGCACTTCCCGCATAGTTGGTCGCTCCTATACGAAGGGATGCGTTTCCCGCACCCACATGTAAATTGTGAGTCGGACTCGTCGTCCCGATGCCGACGTTGCCGTTTGGGGCGATGGTCACACGTTCTGCGAGTGAGTCATTTAGTTTCGTCCAAAATCCCATCCCACCGTCATTTTCTGCATTTGCAGTCGAAGATTCTCCCTTCTGTCTGAAGGATATCCGTGCTACTTCACCGAGAGCCGAGTTTCCGTCATTAGCGTGAAATCCGATATATCCCCCAGCGGCATCGATACGGTTGTCAAAATCGTTTGTATACCTCTCGAGTCTCAATAATTCGACTAGGCTACCAAAAGTGTCCTCACGTTTATATATATGAAGAGGAGCACCCGGACTCGCCGTCCCGATGCCGACTTTATTCCCCACTGAGTCCACGAAGAGGGTGTTCGTGTCGAACGCTACGTCACCACTGAATGATGCCGCACCAAACGTTGTTGGTGTTATATTCTCACTCCCGTTAAAGGAAA